ATCGTTCTTTTGAGCGTACTGTTCGTTGAGCTACCGCGCGAATGGCTGGTGACCAAGCGGCTGGCGCGGCACATCAAACGTGGCCACGGCTGGCGCAGCATGGTTGCAGCATGGGTCTGCGTCAATCTGCTGGATACATTCGACCCAGATCATCGAGGGCATTGCAGGTAAAGAAGAGAGCGACTGGCGCCGTGTTTCCAGTTGCTCTCTTTTTGAATAAAAACGCCACGGCAAATTTAGTTATGTCGTGGCGTTCGAGGTTAGACCAACTGGAGCTTCAAGTGTCTGCCAAGAGAGGTCAACGCTTTTTCAACGCTATCTATTTTTGATACGTGGCGCACGTTTAACAGCCGATTCACGCTTTGCGGAGAATCATTCAAGCGTTTTGCCAGATCGACCGGCCTCACTTTTTGAGACAGCAACTCATTTAAAAGTAATATTTTTGCCGCCTGGCTCGCCGACAGCTCAACAAACTCATCCCCGTGTTTTAAAGGGCTTGGCTCTGGAACTGGACGGCCATCTTCCAAATAAAACTCAAAAGCGGTCAGCAGCGCATCGACGGCCATCTCTCTGGCTTCTTCTAATGTTGCCCCGCCGGTCAATGCTTCGGGTATATCAGGAAACGAAACGACGAATCCATTTCCGTCTGGATCAATTCTAACCGGATATCTAAACATAACTACACCCCCACTCACTCACTAAATCTACTATCTATTTACAGGTTGCCATGCGCGTGTTGAGGGAACCCCTTGCGGGGTTCCTCCCTACTTCAACCCCAGCTGAGCCAGGATTTTTTGCCTAAGACCTTCGCCTATTTCATGGCTTGGGTGCCTTGGCAATGTGGTTTGCTTTCCATTTAGATAAACTTTCAAGTGTTTGCTGCCATGCTCAAAAGTTGCACCCTGGTTAGCTAGCCATCGTTTGAACTCGCTTAGTTTCATGGCTACCTCATATTTGCTAAGGTGAAACCATTGTAAACATATTTGCTTACAAATGCAAACAATTTTGTTTATAAATATATTTAACCGCATAACTAAACATATCGCTGTTCTATCCCCGCCCTTTACAACCACCGCCGCGCCAGCTTTCGCGGCTTTCGCGGCATGCTTTCCGGCATCAACAACGCACCGGAGAGACTCCATGCCACCAGACTATCACCACGGCGTCCGCGTCACTGAAATCACCGAAGGCACGCGGCCGATTCGCGTCATCAATACCTCGATCATCGGCATGGTGTGCACAGCCGATGATGCAGACGCCGATGCCTTCCCACTCAACACCCCCGCACTGATCACCAACGTTCAAGCCGCCATCGGCAATGCCGGTACTACAGGTACACTGGCTAAATCGCTTGACGACATTGCCGACCAGACCAATACGCTGGTCGTGATCGTCCGTGTGGCTGAAGGTGAAGGCGAGGATGCCGCAGCGATCGAGGCTGACCAGAACACCAAGATCATCGGCGGCACGGTCAACGGCCAATACACCGGCCTCAAGGCGTTGCTGGCCGCCAAGGCTCAACTCGGGGTGCAGCCGCGCATTCTCGGTGTGCCCTACCTCGACACCCTGCCGGTCGCCACCGAGCTGGTCGGCATCGCGCAAAAGCTGCGCGGTTTCGCCTATGTCCACGCCAACGGCTGCGACACCAAGGAAGATGCCGTGGCCTACCGGGAGAACTTCGGCCAGCGCGAAGTGATGGTGATCTGGCCCGAATTTCTGACATGGGATGGCGCTGCTGCTTCGGCCGCCTCCCCCATTGCCCGCGCTCTTGGTCTGCGTGCCAAGCTGGATAACGAGATCGGCTGGCACAAGACGCTCTCCAACATCCCGGTCAACGGCGTGATCGGGCTGAGCAAGGATATTTTCTGGGATCTGCAGGATCCTGCCAGTGATGCGGGCTACCTGAATGCGGAAGAAGTCACGACCCTCATCAACCACGCAGGCTATCGATTCTGGGGTTCCCGCACTTGCACCATCGACCCCGTGTTCGCCTTCGAGAACTACGTCCGCACCGCACAGGTGCTGGCCGATACCATGGCCGAGGCGCACATGTGGGCGGTGGATGCCCCGCTCAACCCATCGCTGGCCCGCGACATCATCGAGGGCATCAACGCCAAGTTCCGCGAACTGAAGGCGCTGGGTTACCTGATCGACGGCCAGTGCTGGTTCGACCCGGAGCCGAACACCAAGGAAGTGCTGCAATCCGGCAAGCTGTATATCGATTACGACTTCACGCCGGTGCCGCCGCTGGAAAACCTGATGTTCCGCCAGCGCATCACCAACCGTTACCTGGCCGACTTCGCGCAGCGCATCGCGGCGGTATCTTAAACCCCAGCGAGCTTGATAGACGGACCGACTGAGCAGCACAACGAAAGGAAAAACCATGGCCCTGCCACGCAAACTGAAGAATTTCAACCTGTTCAACGACGCCAAGAGCTACCTCGGCCAGGTGCCGGAAGTCACCCTGCCGAAACTCACGCGGCAGATGGAAAGTTACCGCGCCGGTGGCATGAATGGCCCGGTCAAGATCGACCTCGGACAAGGCGAGCTGGAAGCCGAAATGACGCTCGGCGGCATCGAGCGTCAGGTGTTCGAGCAATACGCCTCCACCCGCGTGGATGGCGTGCTGCTGCGTTTCGCAGGCGCTTATCAGGAAGACACCACCGGCCAAGTCTCTGCGGTTGAGGTCGTCATGCGTGGTCGCCACGAAGAGATCGACCTCGGCAACGCCAAGGTCGGCGAGAGCAATGACGTCAAGGTCAAGCTCTCGCTGAGCTATTTCAAGCTGACCATCGACGCCACGCTAGTGGTCGAGATCGACATGACCAACATGGTCGAAACCGTCAACGGCGTCGACATGCTGGCCGCACAACGCGCCGCTGTCGGCTTGATGTAAACACCTGAAACCCACTAGCCACAGAGGACACCCGCATGGGGCATGTCCGCCACCAATGGCGCTGAAGCGCCTATTGTTGGCGCCACACAGAGACCACAGAGAAAAAACAACCCCAACCCGTCACAGGGTCGGCAGATTTGTAGGGTGGGCATGCATGCCCACCGTTTCTCCGGTGTTGATTTTGACTTTCTCTGTGTGCTCAGTGATCTCTGTGGCTTAATTTTTTAGCTTTATTTTTAAATCCCAGGAGACTACCCATGAGCAACCCCCTCAACACCGTCATCGACCTCGATCAACCGATCAAGCGCGGCGAGACTGAAATCAAATCCGTCACCCTGCGCAAGCCGCTCGCCGGCGAGCTGCGCGGCGTCAACCTCACCGACATGCTGCAGATGGATGTCAGCGCCCTAGTGCGCGTGGTACCGCGCATCAGCGAGCCGACGCTCACAGAGCAGGAAGTGCAGTCCATGGACCCGGCAGACCTGTTCCAGATCGGCTCGGCGGTCAGCGTTTTTTTACTACCACGCTCCATGCGGACAGTGGCGGGGCTACCGGCAGCCTGACCGCAATCAGCCCGACCATCGAACTGCCGGAGCGCATAGAAGACATGATGGCCAATCTCGCCACACTCTGGCACTGGCCGTTATCCGAAATGGACAGGATGACGATCGAGGAGCTGGCCGATTGGCATAAACGCGCCCGAGTGCGCGAAAATCCGGAGAACAACTGATGTCACAACAACGCATGAAGCTGGAAGTGCTGCTGGCCACCATCAACCAGGCTACCGGCCCGCTCAAGGCCATCACCAAGGGCAGCAGCGAAACAGCCAAGGCGTTGAAGGAAGCCCGCGCCCGCCTGCGCGAGCTGAACGACGCGCAGAAGAATATGGACGGCTTCCGCAAGCTGGATAAGGACATCAGCATCACCGCCAACCAGATGAAGGCGGCGCAGCAACGGGTGAAAGAGCTCAAGCTGGAGATGGATGCCACCGGCAAACCGACCGCCGCGATGTCTCGGGAATTCAACAAGGCCGTGAAAGAAGCACGCAGCCTCAAGGATCGGCACGGCGAACTCATCGCCAAACAGCAACAGCTACGCACCGAGCTCAACGGCAGCGGCATGGATACCCGCAAGCTTGCAGAACACCAGCGCACCCTCAAAACCGACATCGCCAACGCCACCACGCAAGTCGAGCGCCAGACCGCCGCGCTCAAGCAGCAAAGCGACATTGCAGCACGCATGCAGGCCGCAAGGGCAGCGCGAGACAAGGGACTGCAAACGCGGGACCAGATTGCCGGTGCTGGTGCCAGCACCATGGCTGCCGGTGTTGCCATGGGCTTGCCGGTGCTGAAAGCAATCAACGATTTCCGCGAATTTGAAAGCGCCATGGTCGGCGTTGCCAAGCAGATGGATGGTGCGCGCGACGCCAACGGCAACCTCACGCGCTCGTATTACGATATGGCGGATGCGATCAAGGACATGTCCGAGCGCATACCGCTGACGTCGGTAGAGATTGCGCGACTGGTGGAAGGCGCAGCCCGCATGGGCATTCAGGGCAAAGAGAATCTGCTGATCTTTACCGAGCAGGCTGCCATCATGGCCAGCGCCTTCGATCTGCCGGTCGATCAGGTTGCCGAGGATATGGGCATGATGCGCGGGCTGTACAAGATACCGATCGAGAGCATCCACGAGCTGGGTGACGCCATCAACTGGCTGGATGACAACGCACAGTCGCAGGGCGGCGACATCATCAACGTCATGAAACGAATCGCCGGTACTGCCGGTATTGTCAACATGAGTTTCCGTGACGCGGCTGCACTTGGCAGTACCTTCCTGTCACTTGGTGCCAGCGAAGAAGTCGCCGCCACCGCCACCAATGCAATGATCACCAGGCTGACCAATGCCCCCATCCTGGCTACAGCCAATCGCTACCGCGAAGGCCTCAAGATGCTCAACCTCGAAGCATCAACCTTGCAGAAAAACATGAACGCCGATGCCACCGGTACGATTCTTGATGTACTGGACCGTATCAAGGCGCTGCCGGGTGACAAGCAGCTCGAAGCCGCTACCCGTATTTTCGGTATCGAATATGGCGATGATGCCTCCAAGCTCGCACAGAATCTCGAAGAATATCGTCGCCAGCTCAAGTTGACCAAGGATCAGGCCGCGCACGGCTCAATGTTGCGTGAAGCGCGTGCCAGAAACGCGGCGCTCGATTCACAGCTTGAAATGGCGAAATCATCTATCTTCAACAGCAGCAGTGAGCTGGGCCAGCAATTGAAACCGGTGCTGGTCGATATACTCGGCATCATTCGTGATGTCACGCATGCAGTGCGAGACTGGGTAAAAGAGCACCCGGTGCTGGCTGGCGCCATCATCAAGACCGTTGCTGTGCTGTCGATTCTTGCCATCATCATCGGCGGCCTGCTGCTCGCAATCGCAGCCATCATCGGGCCTCTGGTGATCGCCAGATACGGGTTCGCGCTGCTCGGCATCAAGGGCGCAGCGCTGGTGCCGATACTCAAGGGCATCGGCACCACCATCATGTTCATCGGTCGCATGCTGCTGCTCAACCCGATCGGGCTCTTGATCACCGGAATCGCCGTTGCCGCACTGCTCATTTACAAATACTGGGGGCCGATCAAGGGCTTCTTCAGCAGGCTGTGGGATGCCATCACCGAGCGCTTCAATCGCTTTATCAAACCGATCAAGGCAGCGCTCTCCGCGGTTGGAGAATGGTTCGGCAACAGCAATGGCGGCCCGCAACTGGTAGGCGCCGGTGCCGGCGGCGGCATGGTCAGCGTTAAACCGGTGGCGCCAATCCGCGCTGGAGGCAGCTCGGTGCAGCATAACAACTACTCTCCAAGCATCACCGTCAACCCGTCACCCGGCATGAACGAGGAAGAGTTGGCGGCAAAAATCAAACGCGAGATCGAGAACGACCGCCATACATGGATGGCCCGTAATCGTTCCTCGCTGAGAGACAGGGAGTAAACCGCCATGATGATGGCCTTGGGCTTGTTCGTTTTCGGCATGGATACCCTGCCTTATCAAAAATTCTCGCACGACATGAGCTGGCGGCACCCTTCGTCCGGTCGTGTCGGCCTGCGCCCTGCCCGGCAGTTCGTCGGGCAGGATGACGAAACGATCAACCTCTCTGGTGTGTTGCTGCCGGAGATATCGGGCGGCGACCTCTCGCTGGATATGGTGCGCTACATGGCGGACACCGGACAGGCGTGGTCGCTGGTGGAAGGCACGGGGCGCGTATATGGATTCTTCGTCATCGAAAAGCTCAAGGTGGACCGCGAGATATTCTTTTCCGACGGCAAGGCCCGCCGCATTGAATTCAGTTTGAGCCTCGCCCGCGTGGGCGATGACGATCTGGACAAGATCGGCGCGCTGACGCAATCGGTACTGGACTTCATCGCATGACGCTGCCGGCGGATCATCCCAGGCCGATTTTCAGCATACGCATAAAATCCGGCAGCTCGCTGCGCGACATCACCGGCACTTTTGCCAATCGGCTGGAATCGCTCACCATCACCGAAAACAGAGGCGTAGAGGCTGACCAACTGGATGTCACGCTGCTCGATCTCGACGGGCAGATCGATATCCCGCAACGCGGCATCGAGCTGCAGGTCGGAATCGGCTGGAAAGAAACCGGCCTCATCGACAAGGGCACCTTCATCGTAGACGAAGTGGAGCACAGCGGCTCGCCGGACAAGCTCACTATACGCGCCCGCAGCGCAGACCTGCGTGCAGGGCTCACCACGCAGAAAGAACGCAGCTGGCATGACACCACGCTGGGCGCCATTGCCCGCAGCGTGGCGGCAACCCACGCGCTGACACCAACCATAGCGCCGGAGCTTGCCAGCAAACCGCTGGCGCATGTGGACCAGACCAACGAAAGCGACATCAATCTGCTCACCAGACTCGCCGGCATGTTCGACGCCATCCTGACAGTCAAGCACGGCAAACTGCTGCTGATGCCAAGCGGACAGGGGTTGAGCGCCAGCGGCAAACCACTCGGCAGGGCCAAGATCACCCGTGCATCCGGAGATCAGCACCGCTTCAGCGTGGCCGACCGCGACACCTGGACAGCCGTGCGGGCGCTCTATAACGATGTCCGCAACGCTACCAAGGGCGAAGTGGTCGTCAATGATGTCTCGCCGGCGACAGCGCAGGAGAGCAGCACCGTCACTGCCACTGGTCGCGTATTCCATATCGGCAAAATCTACAACAGCAAGAGCGCCGCCACCCGTGCCGCGCGGGAGAAATACCGCGCCCTGCTCAAAGGCAAGCAGCAATACGGCACCGTCACAGCGGGGTGGAAGAACCCGGAAACCGGCAAGATCACTCAAGTCATCATCACCACCGAGAACCTCAACGCCAGCAAAGGGCCGGATGCGCTGGCCAGCAACGCGGCAGAACCTGCCGACGTGCTCACCGCCAGCGCCGACAACATCAAGACCCTGCGGCATGTGTACGCCAACAAGGCCAATGCCAATGCGGCCGCACGCGCTGAGCTGGCGCGCATCAAACGCGGCACCAGCACCTTCGGCCTCACCCTTGCACATGGCCGGCCGGATATATTCCCCGAATTGCCCGTTACCGTGCAAGGCTGGAAACCCTCGATCGACAGCACCGACTGGATCGTGGTGCGGGCCACGCACACCCTCACCGATGCAGCCGGGCTGATCAGCCGGCTGGAAATGGAACTGAAGACATCGGAGCCGTGATCACCGAATCCACAATCGCTGTGGATAGGCCTGTGCATTATCTGGGAATAGAAACATTAAGCCATTGAAATGTCATCGCCAGTCCAACAAGCGTGATTTTTGAGCAATAAAAAACCCGCTCCGGCGGGTTTTAATTTGTGCGTTGATTATGCTAGCTTGCGGCTTTGCGCCATCTTATATATTCCTGTCAGCCAAAAATAATCACGTAAATAATAAACAGCGCAAGTATTAGAATTGGCAGGGTTAGTCCCAGTGCTATCAAGCCAGCCCCGAGGCTGAGCAGCCCAACAAACACCCCTTCAGGGCCTTTCAATGGCACTTTTTCCCCACAGCCTGGGCACGTTTTTGCTTGATCGCTGATTTCCTTGTCACATTCTTTGCATTTTATTAAAGCCATGCTTCCCCCTTGTTCGATGAATGGTCGATTAAGGCTGATTAGAGAATGCTACGAATGATGA